AACACCAGCGACACCTGCTTGGTCGGGTCGCGCGCGATCGTCGGGTCCGTCAACAGCGTCAGCACCGTCTCGGCATGACGCACGCCCTCCCCGATCTTGTCGGACTTCTTGCCGAACTCCTCACGCAACTTGGTGGCGCGTGTGAAGGACTGGGTGTCGGGCTTGTTGGCCGCCATGTCGCGCCGCATCTCGGCCATGCGCTCTTGCAGGCTCAGGCGATCACGGTCCACAGCAAGCCGGTCAAGCCTGGCCTGCTCGCGGTCTGCTCGCGTCTGCGCAGCACGCTCCTCCTCAGTGGCCATGCGCTCCAGCCCCAGAGCCTGGCGCTCAAGCGCCGTGCGCCGCTGATCGCGCTGCGCAAACGGATCCTTCACGAACTGGCCCTGCGGGGTCAGCATGCCGCCGCCGATCTTCATCGGCTCAGCCGCTGCCGCGGCGCGCTTGAGGAACTGCGCCTGCACCGGCTGGAAGTTCTCTCCCGCGTACTGAGCCGCCAAGGCGTTCAGCATGGCCGTCTGGCCGCTCTCGCCTTGCTGCCGTGCAAAGGCCTGCAGCGCCGAGGTGTCCACCTCTTGGCTGTCCAAATCGTCCAGCTGGCTCTGCACCTTGCCCAAGCGCGTGCGCAGCGCAGACGGCAGGGCCCGGCCAGGCTGCACGGTGTTGGTCAGCGTGCCGTCAGGCGACTGCAGGCCGCCCAGCGCCATGGGCAGCATGCGCCGCTTGCGCTCCTGCACGTCCTCGGCAAAGGTCAGGTCGTTCATGGCGAGCCCTCAGTAAGCCGGGCCGTCGCCCGTGTCAGGCATGCCGTAGGCGCCCGGCATCTGCGGCCGGCGACGGTTCCGCAAATCCTCAAGCACACGGCGCTGCTCGGAATTCATCCCAGCCATGCGAGAGTCCACGCCCTTCTGCTGCTGCCCGGCCATATAGGCCGTGCCCATCTGGGCGATGGCGTTGGCGATGCCGGGCGCCACGTAGTGCTTGCCCACCATCTGGCCTTGCAGGGGCTGCATGGCCTGGCCGCGCAAGGCGTCCACCATGGCTTGTTTGCGCTTGAGCTCCTCCTGCTCTGGGCGCATCGCGCCCATCTGCAACAGGTAATCGAACATCAGGTCGTCATTCATCACAGGCCTCCGTAATTCACCTGCAGGAATCCGTTGGCGTGGCGCTTGACCAGGTCAGGACGCACTGCCTGAACCTCTTGGGCAATCACACCACGTTGTGGCATTCCCATCATTGTGAACGTGTAAATGCCCACCCCGATGGGATGAGTCCCCACGCGCTTGATGTTGGACTTCAGGCGCCGGTCAGAGAACATGAACGCAGCCGAGCCCAGCTGCGCTCCTGCGCCCAGCAGATTGCCGAACCCGGCCTGCTGCGCGTTGTAGGCGCCGAGCTGCGCGTCATAGCCCATCTGCGTGGCGCCCAAGATGTTGGGCGTCTCGGCGCGGCCGGAGGGGTTGAACGACGGCATTTGCGGCATGTTCACCTGCTGGCCGCTCAGCAGCGCGTTCATCTCGTTCAACGACATGCCGCGGCGCTGCATCTGCTCCGCAATCGCCTGCTGGCGCAGACGGTTCTGCGCGTCAGCGAAGGACTGGTTCAGACCCTGCTGCTGCCCCATGGCCTGGTTCTGGGCCTGCATGCGCGCCAGGTCCAAAGCAGAGGCCTGGCCGAGAGCCTGGTTGCGGAACTGTGCCGCGCCCATGTTCTGGTTGTAGCCCGTGTTCTGCGACTGCATCTGCATGCCGAACAGGCGCTGCATCTCGTTGCCGCTCTGATCTAGTGCGTTGAACCGCTCGCCCGCTTGACGCTGCTGCAGGTCCGCCAGGGCCCGCGTGTACCCCTCGCTTCCGACCGTGAAGCCTTGGTTGGCCAGCTGCGTCTCAAGCTGACCCTGCTGGCGCTCATGCACAGGCTGCATGCGCTGCATCAGCTGGTTGGCCACCGTGTCGCGGTAGCTGGAGTCCATCTGCGGCACAGCGCCGCCGAAGTTGAAGCCTGCAGTCAGCCCCGGGGTGTAGTCGGTGGCCGACGTGTTCAGGCTGGCGGGCGCGTTGGCCTGGGCCATCTGCGGCAGGCCGGCATAGTCGAACGGCCGGCTGTACTCGTCCGCCACTCGGCCCATGAACCCGCCCGCCAGTTGGCTGCGGCCCAGCTGCGTGCCCACCTGCGCGTCCAGCGAGGCCTGCAGGCCAGGCGCGAGCGTGGTGTTCTGCGTCCAGGTGGTGACAGGCTGGCCGGTGGCCGGGTCAGTGGACTGCCCAGCGGACCAGGACTGGCCACCGAATGGCGTGTTGATGTTGGGACGGTTCGCAAAGTTCTGCGCCGTCGTCGCCCGTTCAGATGCCTGAGCCTGCGCGGTAGCCGCGCCGAGGTAATCAGGCGCTGCAGGTGCGCTGCCTTTGCCGCCCATGTCTCACTCCTTTCAGCCAACGACACTCGTCGGCCTTCATTTCAAACATCACGCTGTCGATTGTCTCCGCGACCCTGCGGAACCCCAGCCTGTCATTCATGGCCAGGGCCTCGTCCAACGCCTTGGGCGTGAGCCCGTAGACGGCCTCCATGCCGCAGTCGGTGAACGGGTAGCGGAAGGCCGCCTCCCACAGCTGCCGCGTCAGGCCGTGCTCGTTGTCGAACGCGACGTGCATCCAGCAGGCGCTGTGCGTCCACGCGTTGAAGCCCACAGCGCTCGCAATGGTGCCGTCGTCGCGCATGGCCGCGATGGTGCGCAGGTCCGTGCTCCAAGGCAGCCGCGTGCGACGGTTCATCCACTGCCAAATGACTGGCGGACTGCCGGGTTGATCCGTGACCAGCTTCATCGTCCGTAGTTCATGTAAGACACATCCATGTCGTCCATGTCCAAGCCCATCAGCATGTCCAGCAAAGCCGCGTCAGCCATCAAGAGTGACGCCTCAGGGGTCTCTGGCAGCGGTTCGTCCTCAAGCTCTTCCTCCTCTATCCAGTCCCACTCATCCAGCGGGTCTCCACCGCCGCCCCCCTCGCCGCCTCCATCACCAGAGGGCTCAGGTACAGGCGGCGGGGTCAGATCAGGCTCTGGTAGCTCGATCATGTCCCACTCGTCCAACGGGTCGCCCACCTCAGTGATGTCACCAATCTGATCGATGGCATCGCGTGCCGGCTGAGAATCACCAGGCGGGCCCACCTCAAGCTCGCCCTGTGGCGGGTCTTGCGGCTCAGGCTGCGGCTCATCCGGCAGTGGCGGTAGATCCATGATCTCGGGCTCAATCGGATCTGGCACCGGGAACGGTTCAGCCACGGGATCCAACGGGGGCAGATCGGACACTTCAACGGGAGACGGATCCGGCACCGGGAAAGACTCGGCTACTGGCTCATCCACTGGAGGCCACAAGTCCTCGGTGTAGTCGGGCACCTCGGGCTCCAACTGATCCAGCGCCGGCAGATCGAACTGCAGCCCGCGGTCAGGCATGAAGCCCGGCGAGCCAAGATCATCCCCAGCGCCCCGGACAGGCGCCACGTAGGCCGGCATCTCCAACCGCGTCGGGTTGTTGATCAGGCCTGAAGGCATCCCTCCGAAGCTCATGTTCAACGGCATGCCGTTGCCCTGGTTGGCCAGGAACCTGACGCCGGGGTTGTTGCTGCCAACCCCCGGAGACGCCTGGCGCAGGCCTTGGATCAACGCGCTCTGATACTCGGCCATCACATCACTCCACCAGGCTCAACCAGCATGTTCGACGACAGGAACGTCGTCCCTGGGATGCCGCGCATCTTCATCCGCAGCGAGCCGAAGTACCCCAGCCCGGCCAGGCCCAGCCACGCCTCGTAGGTGTTGCTGGCGGTCCACCTGGCGGTGTCCCACCGGCCGGTGTCCCACAGCGCGGTGGTGGACGGCAGAAAGTTGGGGAATCCGCTGACGTCGTTGTAGGAATACTGCGTGTTCACCGTGGCCTTCACCGCGGGCGCCTCGAGGCCGTAGAAGATGGGCTTGGCCATGCTGAACTTCTTCAGCATCGCAGGCGAGCCGAACGCGTTGAACGCGCACTGCACATCGCCCACCGGGTACGAACCACCCGTGCCGTTCTGCGCCGCGCCGTCCACGTTGCCGTATAGGCCCTTGGCCGTCGTGCCGTTGAGCAGGCCGAAGTACATCTGGCCGCCCAGCACCGCCGCACGCCGGATCGGCAGGTTGCTGAACTCGCACCAGGCGCCGGTCGTCATGTTCATGGCGAACTGCCGGTAGATGCCCGTGGCGTCCACAGGCAGGCAGATCAGAAGCACCTCGCTGGACGGGACCGACACCACCGACCAGTAGGGCGATGTGCGCAGGCTGCGCACCAGGGGCGCGAAGGTCTGCTGGATCTTGGCCGCGGGGCCGACGTTTTGGTTGTCGATGGAGAACTGCCCGTTGAACACCCGCGACATGGGCACCAGGCCGAGCTCGCTGACGATCATCACGTCACCGCCCAGCTGCGTGAAGTACACGCCTCGCGTGGGCACCGGCCCGATGTACCAGGTGCCGACGATGCCGAATGTCGTCGCGCTGGTCGGGTCCGTGCCCTGCCACACGCTGACGTCGCCCTCGGTGCCGATGACCACCATGTAGTCGTCAGGCGAGATGCCGGCGTCCGTCGTCCAGTTGACGATGGCGCTGACATAGCCGCCGTTGCGCAGCGTCGAGCCCATGGGGAAGCTGGTCACCGCGCCCGTGATCGCGTCCACCGAGCCGATGTAGTACACGTTGCCGTCGTTGGACGTGAACCACACCCGGCGCTTCCACACCGCTACCGTGCGCACGCTCGTCGGCAGGCCGGTGGTGGTGCCGGTGCGGTTGACCCAGCCGCTGGTGGCGCTGTAGGTCCAATATCCCGCACCAGGCGACACCGCCAGCAGGAATGTGTCGGCTGCGGTGGTGAACTGCGTGACCCACCACTCGTTGGCAGCGCTTCCCGTGGTCGTCACCGCCACCGTGGGCGTGCCGCCTGCGGTGATGTCGTAGATGTTGCCGTTGGTGGCCATGAACACCTTGTCGTTGGCGCCGCTCGGGGCCTTGTAGACAAAGATGCTCTCCACCGACTGCGCCACGCTGGACACGGTCACAGCGCTGCTGTGCTCCTGGTAGCCCTTGCGCAGCTCCACGCCTTGCTGGCGCGGGATCAGGTTGTTCAGGATCGGCGCGTCGCGCGGGTCCATCGCACTGATGGGGTCACGCGTGTTCAGGCCGCCCACAGGCGCCGGAATCAGCGCCGGCATGGCCACCTGTGCTGCAGCTGCCCTCCGCGGCGTCTTGAAGGGCTTGAGAGGCACCAGGGGCATGTCAGGCCCCGTAGGCTGTGTCAGGCGTGTTGACCAGCGGCGAGATGTACGGGAACCGGAAGTCCCTGGCCATGCTCAGCACTGGCGCGCCCTTCTCTGCGCCTCTGCGGTTCTCAAAGCTGATCTGGAAGTCGCGCATTGCGGCGCTCGAGTCCAGGCCCTTCATCTCCAGCCACTTCACGCGCGTGTACAGCGTCACCAGCGTCGCGTCCAGCAGGACGGTGTCGCCGTTCTTGGTGACGCGGTTCTTGTACAGCGTGCTGTCGTCTGCATCCCGCACCCAGGCCTGGGAGAGGTAGAAGACGTTCATCGTCTGCGGTGCAGACGGCGGCGCCAGGACGTAGATCTTGCTGTCGCGCACCTGCCAGTAGAACGACAGCGTCGGCAGCGTCGTGCGGATCAGCAGCTGCTGCCACATCTGCGGCGAAACCGGGCCCAGCGACGGGAACTGCGTCGTCGCGTTCCAGTTGGTCTGGTCGATCCAGTCGAAGAAGTCCTCCGGCAGGTCGAAGGCTTTTTCCTTCTGCCCGCTGGTGTCTTGCTGGATCGGGATCTGGTAGTTCTTGACCAGCTCCTGCCAGTCGTACATGGACAGCAGCTCGATGCCGGCCATGTTGACGGCCTGCACCATCTGCAGCACAGCCGGGTCGGTGCTGCCTGCAGGGTCAGCGGGGACGGGGAAGGCCACCATCCCGGCCACGTTCTGGACGATGGCCGAGAGGGTCGATTCGTTGACGATCTGGAAGGCCATCCCCTACCCTTCCTCAGGCTGCGAGCGGCTCCGCGGCCACGGCGCGCTTGCCGGGCTTGGCCTGGGCCTGCAGGGCTTCGACCATCGTGCGCAGGTTCTCGATCTCCGCGTCGCGCTTCTGCAGCTCGGCGTTCATGCGCTCGATGGGGGCGTTGTTGGCCGCCACCTCCATGAAGGCCTTGGCGCGCTGCTTGTCAGCCTGGAAGGACATGAACTTCTGCCCCAGGTTGTCAGGCGCGTCGGCCAGCTGCTCCACCGTCACGATCTTGAAGTACTTGTACTCCTCGACCTTCGACGGCGTCATGCCCGGCAGCGCGGTCAGGGGCGTGCCCACCACCGCGTCCTGCTGGCCGGCCTTCCACTTCTGGTAGCGGTCAGCAAAGCGCTGGGCGTCCTGCTCGGTGACCTGGCGGTAGATGACCGAGGTCTTGTCACCAGGCACGTGGATGCGGATGAAGTCCCGCTCCTCGTACACAGCCCGGCCAGCCTCGCGGCTCTTGCCAGGGTGCATGACAGGCTCGCGCAAGAACTCCACGTACAGGCGCGCGTCGTGCGCGTACCGAGACTCATCCGGCCTAGCCAGGTGCGTGGGCTCATCAAACACAGTGGAAGTCGTGGGTTGCATGCTGTTCTCCTTCTTTTTGGGGTGTTACAGCGTCCGGCCAACTACCGGGTAAGAGAACAGCGCGTCGGCGTTGGTCGCCGCAGCGCCGCCCGTTGCGGTGCCCAGCACCAGGCCGCTGATGGTTTCAGCGCCTGCAGTGGCGTCGTCATCAACCGCGCCGCCAGTGGCGGTGCTGTTGAGCTGGGTCCCCTTGGCGGCGCTGGCCAGCGTGCGAACGCTGCCCTTGCCGTAGATCTGGAACCAGCCGTACTGGTTGTCAGCCATCACGGCTTGGGCCGCGCCACAACGAGAACCAGGACCAGACGCGCCAGGGGCGGTTGTGGTCAGCGTGGTCATGATGAAGTCAAAACCCGTCTCCTCGACGCACAGGTAGCCGGCGCCCGTGATCGCGCCATCAGCGCGGCCATAGATGAACTCCTGGTAGCCGTTGGTCGGATCGTCGTAGCCACCCACGGTGCCCAGACGAAATTCGGGAACGGCCGTGGCCGCAGTAATTTGGTCCTTGCTCAGACCGATGACAGCTTGTGCCATGTTTGAATCTCCTGAAGAAAAAAACCCGAGAGGATTGGGTCACCCCGCCCCTCTCGGGAAAGGCGACCCACGACGGTCC